GGCCAAGAAAGCTATCTTATCGGCCAAGAATTTCAGCGAAGTCAAAGCCGCAACGTCTCCACTTGAAGACGCTCGCACGATGCAAAGCCAGATGAAGTCTAGCGCCCTTAAACGCAGCGCAGCAGGCGACAGGTCGGCAAGCTTTACAACGCAGACAGCTAACGCTATGGGCGTAAATGACCTAGTTGGCGTAGCCGCTAAACCGGTTAGAGGGGTAGCGTCTACCATCGAAAACGCAGCAGGCAAAGCAGTTGGCAGTATCGGCAACGCACTCGCAGGCGAAGGCGTTACTGGCAAAGTAGCTACTGGCATCGGCAATACCGCCAAAGCAGTAAACAACGGCCTAAACGGCAATATCGGCACTATCGCCATGGATCGTATCGCACGCCAAGCAGGCATCAACGAAGCTAACAACAGGCTAATCGACCGAAGACAGGCCGAAACTCGCAACGAACTCGATAAAGCAGAGGCTAATTACAACACAGCACTAGCTAACTATCAGGCAGCCGAAGCACAGGCACAACAAGTCCAGAGCCAAGGTGCAGCCCAATTACAGCAGATTAGCGACGCTATGAACGCAGCTATGGCCGCAGGCGACTTTAACGCATACAGCCAGCTCGCAAACCTCTACAAACAGGCTTACTCAATCTATGGCTCGGAGCTAGAAGCAGCGAACAAGAGCAACGAGGCCAAAGCACTTACCGCAACGCAGGCGAAAGCCCTTACAGGCTTGCAACAGGTCGAGGCACTTGAAAACATGACCCCAGACCTAGGCGCAAAGCTATCGCAAACTCCGCTATCTTTCCTAGTGAACCTAGGCGGAGGCAACGAGTACGCGAACCAGTCGCAATCGCTCGCCCTAACGCTCGGCTACTTACAATCCGGCGCAAACATTACGCCAAGAGAAGCAGAGAATATCGGCAAGAGCTACATACCGTCGCCGTACGACTCCGAAGAAGTACGACGCAACAAGCTCGCACGCGCAAGACAACTCTTGCAAAACTATCTAGGCGACACAACAGCCCTAGAACAGTAAAAAATATGCCCTCTCCGGAGGGCTATTTTTGTTGGGCAGAGATAATCAAAGCGGCTAGAAGGCCAAAAAAGATAACAACAAAAGATAGAATAAAAATCAGCCCTAAACGACCCCTCCGAATAGTCTTTTTATACTCTTTTGGGTTTTCTTTTTGAAGTTTTGCCATGGCGGCAGCGTCGGCAGCTTTACGCTCGGCCGCAGCCTTTTTACTAGCTTTATGATCCTCGGCATATAGCTCGACAATAGAGATAATCGCCGCAAGCGCCAAAAAACCAGCAATAATCCAGCCAATAACGCCCAAAGTGCCAAAAACAAACGAGCGAACAGCCTCGACACCAAAAAGTATTACTAAAATGATTAGAAACGCACAAACAGCGACCATGTTTACCTCCAACTAGCCTTTTAGATGAGTATAACAGATATGCTATAATTATGATATATTTTGGCGTTGCGATAGGCATAAAAAATGTTTATCGAGGAAATCAAAAAGCCAGAAAAATCTCTTGGCGACAAGTTCGAGCATTTTGGGAAGGAACTCGGCGAGCTATGCGACGAGGCTTTTTCAATTCTTGAAGATAACAAGCTAGACGCGAAAGAGCGCTCCGAGTTTATCGACATTGTTGCAGCTATAAAGGGCGCAAAAGCAGGCTCTTATAAGCTCATGGAAAAATACAGCAAAATCTCCAAAGCAGAGCGCAAGAAAATCGACAGCAAAGTCGACGCTTTTGTTTCCGGACTAGATAAAACCGAGTAAAAGGGGCGAATATGCAGCCATTACTGATACCTAGAAAGAACACGACTACATTACAGATCAAGTCCGACGATTATACGTTTAAGGACGGAGACCATCTGTACTTTACCGTTAAGACGCGCCCGGACGATGATATTACAGACGGCGACGCACTTATAGAGAAAGACTGGATAGTAGGCACGTCGGTAGATTATAACGATGACGGCTATCTCGAACTCCCTCTATCTGAAACGGATACAAATATCGACTTCGGCGACTATTTTTACGATATTAAACTGGTAAGCGGACTAGTCAAGACTACACTAGTGGTCGGCGAGTTAAAGATCTTACCTGTTGCAACTTTGAGGGTCTAATCATGCCAAAAATCAACGTAGTAAATGCAGACAATATAATCGAGAGCAGCCCACAAAAGGCGTACTTTAAGCTTAAAAATACCGGAGGCCCACGAGGCCCAGAAGGCCCGGTAGGCCCAACAGGCCCACAAGGCCCAGCAGGCCCAGCCGGAGCTACTGGCCCAAAAGGCGATAAGGGCGATACAGGTGCAACTGGCCCGGTAGGCCCAACTGGTGCTACTGGCCCAAAAGGCGATAAGGGAGACAAGGGCGATAAAGGCGATACCGGCGCAACAGGTGCAGCCGCTACTATTACAGTAGGCACAACAACCACAGGCGAGCCAGGCACGAACGCTAGCGTTACGAACTCCGGCACGTCTAGCGCAGCGGTGTTTAACTTTACCATACCAAAAGGCGCGAAGGGCGACACAGGCGCTACTGGTGCAACTGGCCCAGCTGGTGCAGACGGCAAAGACGGTAAAGATGGCGCAGACGGTGCAGATGGTACTTCGGCGACCATTACGGTAGGAACGACGACGACCGGAGAGGCTGGCACTAATGCAAGTGTTACCAACTCTGGCACAAGCAGCGCGGCCGTCTTTAACTTTACAATCCCTAGGGGCGAAACTGGCGCAACCGGCGCAACCGGCGCAACAGGCCCAGCAGGCCCAGCCAACACGCTATCTATTGGCACAGTCGTAACTGGCAACACAGCGGCAGCCACAATTACAGGCACAGCTCCGAACCAGACACTTAACCTTGAACTCCCTAGCAGCGTCGTACGCTACTATCTCGGCACGGATATTACAAGCGCAGCAACTAGCGCGGCAATTAGCATATACACAGACAGCGCGCTCACGGATCTAGTCGACAAGACGGACTTCGAGAACGCAGCCAGAAGCCGCAACGTGCTACTAATCAAAAACGGCTCGGGAGGCTTACAGCGCGTATATAGGGTAGAATTATGCGACATATACGGCAGCTCCGACAGCACGTTTTATGTGTATGACGAGACCACAGTAAACACGCTAACATGGGCGGACGGTTACGCCTGGCTAACTAAAACTAGCGCAGCTCCGGTAGCGCTTACCGCAGGCACTAATATTACTATCTCGGGCAGCACTATCTCGGCAACAGATACTACATATTCGGCGTTTACCGGCGCAACTTCGGGCGTAGCAGGCAGCGCTGGCCTAGTCCCAGCCCCGACAACTTCCGACCCTGACAAGTACTTGAAGGGCGACGGCACTTGGGCAACAGTTTCGGCAGGCCCAACAGTCGTGCAGACAACAGGCCAATCGACAACAGACGTTATGTCCCAAAAAGCTGTTACAGACGTTATTGGAGACGTGGAGACCATCTTACAAACGCTAAATAGTGGAAACGGAGCGCAATAATGAGTATCGCAACAGAGCTAGACGCGCTAAACGATAATATACTTGACGCTTATACGGCTATCTCGACAAAAGGCGGAACTGTCCCAGCCCAAAAGAACACGGCCAACCTAGATACGGCTATCGCCTCGATCCCGAGTGGTGGGGGCGGTACGCCAAGCACGCCGACCATCACTAGTGCAACATACGCCAACTCGGCTATAACGATAACTGGCACTAATTTTGACTCGAACTCACAAGTTAAGCTGTTTAATCGTGCGTACGATAGATGGGACACTATCACGCCAACGTCTAGCACTAGTACGACGTTTGTTATCCCTGTTGGTGGCGCAGATTATGGCTACTATTCAAGAGTAGTAAAAGTAGTAAACGCAGGGCTAGAAAGTAACGTAAAGTTTTTATATGAAAAGTTTGTTAGAAACCTGTTACCAAAATATGTATGTATTTTTTGGATATACACGTCTGGGACGAACCCACTCCCACTAACGCCGTGCCTTTGCCAAGCGCCAAGCACGTCGCTGAATATAGACGCGACTTCTGTCGTAAGTACACCTAGATCAAACAATTACTCTGGCTATAACTTGAACACGTCCGGCTGGGATAGCATAACTATCCCATCTAACGCAATACGCGGAGTAGAGATACACCCACTAGCGACCAGCTTCAATACTTACGCATCACACCCCATCGGCTTATGCCGCGCCCTAGATCAGCCACTCGGGCTAGCAAACTTGACCTCGCTAGGCACGGCGGACTTTATGGCTGGCGCTATATCTTTTAACAGCCCTGTCGACCTTAACACGCTAGATAATCTAGGCAATGGATTCCTAAAATTCTGTACGAGTTTTAACCAGCCGTTAGATTTAAGCAATGTGAAAACTATCGGCGGCACATTTTTAAGCTCGTGCTATGCGTATAACCAGCCACTATCGTTTGTAGGCGACACAGGTACAACTATGAGTATCGGCGATAACTTTATGAAAGATTGTACAGGCTTTACTGGCAACTTATATTTTGAAAACTGTTCGATAGCTGGCGAGAACAGCTTTAATAACATGACAGCGCTATCTAGCATAACAGTTAAAAACACGACAATAAGTACTGACTCCACAGCTCTGGCCATGACGCAATATATGCAGAACTCGCCGGCATATGTAAACGGTATAGTCGTGAACGGCGACTCCTCGGCGACGACTATACTCGCGAACTTACCGAATACCACTGCTACGCCTTGGCGTAAGCTAGTCCAAGGCACTATAACAAGTTAAGGAGGCCGCCATGGGTTGCAGCAAGAAAAAGAAAAAGTAGTGTATAATAGAGACACGCTTTTGTATAGCAAAAGACCGCCTAATCCGGCGGTTTTTTGTCGGCATGGTATAATCAAGATAATGGCGATGCGAGAGATAATCTCGTATGGGGACAGATACTCTTGACTTCGAGAAAATCGAAGAAATAACACCAGAACAACTTTTGGCGGAGTACGCCGAGACCGACGCTGGCGCTATCCAAAACGAAGTGGGGGGCGCGTAGATGGCTTGGGTACAAGAGCGGACTTTTGATCCGCACAAAATGGGTACGCGTAAGGGCTGGTGCTTACAGAACTGTCGCGAAGGTTTTGGCATAATGACCGGACAGTTTCCGTCTGCGAAAGCGGACATGGAGTCGCAAAGGGCTAACGGAACACTACACCCGATGAGCAGCTTGCCGCTTAACTGTGCCGTGCCATGCTATATGGATACAGCAAGCCCTAACGAACACGTTATAGTTTGCGATCATGGCACTTATTGGAGCGACGGCAGAGTCTTAACCTCGATAGCTGGGCTATCGTTTTTTGGTTGGGGCGAATTATGCGACGGCAGACGCGTCGTAAAGTGGGTAGCAGACCCAACACCAACACCAACTCCGACGGACTTCTTGCCACCAAAGGGCTACTGGTGCAGATATGACAAAGACGCACGCGTAGGACGACTATCTAGCTTTATGCGCGCTTGTTTTTATGCTTATACCCCAGCGGCCGCACTAGGCCCGGTATACGGCGATAACCTCTGGCGCTCAATTTCAGAATTCCAGCGGAGAACAAAAGCGGTTGGCCGATATGACGGAGCTATCGACGGCATGACAGGCCCGAAGACTTACGCAACATTAAAGTTATACGGATTCAAAGGTTAAACTATGTTCACTATCTCAAACAAAGCTTATGACATACTGAAAGCCATCGCGACGATAGTCCTTCCGGCTATCTCGACCCTATACCTAGCTATCGCTGGCATATGGGGGCTTGGCTTCGCAGAGCAGGTAAACGCTACAATCGTGGCTATTATCTGTTTTATTGACACCTTGCTTGGCCTCTTTTTAAAGCAGTCAAGTAAAGAGTACGCCAAGTCGCACGTTAAAGATAAAAAGAAAAAGTAGAGAAAAAGGGCGCAGGCTTGCAATTCTTATAGCCTGTGCCTTCTGACGCTTCGCTGCCCCATACAGCGGAGCATTAGAGGGCATAGTCCTCGTACATTAAGCCATAGAAGGGGGGTGGCGATATGAAAGTCCAAGTTTATATCACGATCAAGGGCAACGTTGACTCGCTGATGCTCTGGAAACTAATCGAGCGGTACAAAGTAAACCTTACGGCCGACAATACAGTTACATGGGTATACGGAGAAGTAAACTACACTTCACTCGGCGAGCTAGTCTCAAAGTGTGCGCTGTTCGGAGATATCGAGGTTACTGTCAAACGCTAGGGGGTGGATCTATGAGCAGACGAAAACAACGCAAACGTGCCAAAGTTTCGGCCGGATACGATAGACACCATCTGCTGTACTATCGCAGAGAGTGGGATTATGGCTTTAAGCAACTACTCCGGCGCGCTTTTGTTTATGAGATACCTATCGAGGCGCACAAAAAGATACATATTTTAGCGCCAGGGATACCAGCTCTAAACGAAGACGAAGCCCAGCAGTTGTGGCGAGCCTATAACGCCAACGCAGGCCGTGAAATGAGCCTGTATGCAGCCATGGAGTGGCTAATAGCAAATAGTCCTAATGACGACTTTAAACACGCTCTAATGGCCGAATATGCGGTTATACGGTACGTTTTGTAAATGGGAGGTGGCTCGCTGCCTCCCAAAACCCAAGAAAGGACACTAAAAAATGAGCGATGCAGTTATTTTGGCCATGTTTACGTTATGTTCTGGCATAGTAACAGCAGCGACTACGGTCATAACTACAATCATCAGAGGACGAGCTAGCACACGCCACTCGGCTAAACAATCTATACTCCAAATGATTATGGAGGATCACGACGCAGACCGAGAGGGGCGTATCCCAACTAACTATCAGAATATCCTTAACGAGTACGACGTTTATCATAAAAACGGCGGCAACTCTTATATCACGGAGAAAGTCGAGGATTATAAGTCCTGGTTCGCCAAAGTGCAAGCCAAGCATATTGACGATAAAGCCTAGTTTTGCTAGACTAAAAGCATACAAGTCGCAGATAGATAGCCCCAATTAAGGGGCTGTTTATTACCCCACAAATACGGAAGCCACGCTTTAACTTCCGTCATACCAAAACAAGACGCAACAACTAACCGAGGAAAGCGTAAGGTTATTTTCTGCGCCATGAAAAGGAGGATTTTATGGGGAAAAGCGACCAAATGAGCAATGACTTTCTCTTTCTCAATCTCTTTGAGAAAACAAAACCTAATAAAGAGCATTGCAAAGTCAATGATAGAAAACAAACCTGTGGAAAACCCTGTGGAAAAACCTGTGGAAAAGTCAGCATACCACGAGAGGTAGCAGAAAGTAGAGCCAACGCACTAGTCGAGAGGTACGGAGCGCCCAACTGTCGGCTATTTTTCTTAAAGTGTATCTATCACTTACCAGAGAACACAATCCAGCTAATCATAGAAAGCTCTATGAGGGCTTACGTCAAAAACCCTGTCAGATACTTTACTAGCGCTGCCAAGCGAGAGTTAGAGAAAAAGGGACTTTAACCGTTACGCCTTCCTCATAACAGACAAGAGGGAGGCCTTTTTTATGCTCATAAGTCAAGCTTTTGACTCATACCAACAAAACTATATGGCTATACGCCACCAATCTATAAGGATCTGTGAGACGCACTCTGTTTGCCGTCGCTGGCTAATCGAGACCGTAGGCGATAAAGACATGGCAGACTTAACAGTAGACGATATATCTAGCTGGGTTAGAGAGATGCGCAAAAACCGCTGTACGAACACTATCCGCAACTACGTCATAAGACTACGCGTTGTGGCCGAGTATATCGACCTTCTAGGCGTTCCAACTATAAAAGCCGCCTTGATACCTGTCCCGAAACGTGAGGCCACTATACCGGCGTTTCTAACCGCTAATGAAGTTAAAAGCATGATCGAAAGCTCTTACAGTCTCCGTAACGCTTTTGTCATATCCCTTTTGTATAGCTCGGGGATTAGATTATCCGAGCTTATCCGGTTAAACCGCGGACAGATAGTAGACAGACGCTTTACTGTTATTGGTAAGGGCGATAAGCCGAGACTATGTTTTATCGACCGTAGAACGGAGCAGCTTATGGAGGACTATCTAGCGACCAGGGCGGATAACTCCGAAGCTCTTATAGTGTCGGCTCAAAATAAAGCGCGTATGACGGCCACAAACATACAGTTACTAGTACACAATAGCGCCGTAAGAGCTGGGATTACTAAACACGTTACGCCCCATACCCTCCGGCATAGTTTCGCCACTAACTTTATCAAGAATAACGGAAATATCCGTTACTTATCGACCATGCTCGGACACGCTAGTGTAGATACTACTATGGTCTATACCCACGTCGTCGATAACGATCTCCAACGGCAGTACGAGAAGTATCACTCGATATAGCGTCTTGTATTTTTAGCTTATGTATGCTATACTGATAGCAGTTAAACGATGCCTTTATAGAGTCAGGGAAACGTTAAAAATTTGTTACAAAAATAGGCTTTGGCTAGTCTGTTTATGTGGGGCATTAGCTCATTTGGTAGAGCGCTTCTATGGCACTCTTATACTAATCTCTTACATAACTCCTGGCGAAAGCTAGGAGTATTTTTGGGCTTATCGGGGTTATCTATCTGCGGCTTGATAACTCCGTAGGCTTATTAAACAACTACGGCTCGTCCGTTTAAGAAGTTTAACAATTTGGAAACAGCGAATTAGATAAAATCTCTTACGCCAAAACTTTGCCAGGAGTACGATATGTGCGAAGTAAGCGGCTGTAAGAGATAGTTCCGCTTGGGATACGGAGGGCTAAACCCTATACTAGGAGTCCCTAGTCGTATCTTAATAGTTGTGGGGCTTTCAAAATGCGTTTTTGAAAGACTTTTAACTTTTTGTTTTTGAAAATAAATGTTTCAGTCAGGCCAGCGAGTGTTACCTCCAATAGCGGTCGTAGGCCTAGCTCTATGGGTTTTCAGTTTTTATATAAACAGACCTTTGATTATGATAATTACCACCCCACGAAAGTTCTTCTAGCCCCCCATACCCCAAGCGGAGCATTTTATAGGTTAAGTTCGCCGTCTATTGCTGGGGATTAGCCACTTTGCGGACATACTTCTCCACCCACACTTAAAGGTAGGTACACAGAGCCTAATCTCTGGCGACGGACGGCGAAAGATAGAGAGGTTATTATGGCAACAAAGGACACCGGAGTAGTAAACATACACGGTAAAGAGTACAAAACTGTCGCTAAACGCGTCGACGAGTTCCGGAAGGAGTACGGCACTAAACTGTCGATCCTAACGAACATAGTCGACCGCGACGAGCAGACGGTAGTTATGAGAGCGCGAATCCTAGACGAGAACAGACACGTTATCGCCACAGGATACGCCGAGG